ACCAAGCCGATCAAGGCCAAGATGGATTTTGCCGTTTTATGAGCGAGGATCTTGTCGCGCATTTATTGGCGGAAGCGCGAGAGGCTTGCGATGGCGATTATGAGAAAATGGCCTGGTATCTGGCTGGCATTGCAGCGGGGGTGATTGACGCAATTCCGCAAAGCGTCTCGGCTGGCTATGTGAGAAGGAGGGGGGCCGCGCCACAGTGACAGACAGGGCTGGTATTTGTCGGAGGAGGAAAAGCGCGGCCCCTTAGCAATGGTCAAACAAAATCATAGAGGGATCTGGTGTGACTTTCAAGCCCCGATTGGACGATAATTCTGTCTTGTTACCATTTCGAATTGCCCATCTTGCAGGTATGCAGCTTGATCCGATTCAGCAGCATGACATGGATAAATTTCCTCATGCTTATGAAATGCTCGAAGCCCAGGCGGAACACGGCCCGGCGCATACATATATGATTGATGGTTTTCCGCTTGCATGTTTTGGAGCGGTGGAAACTTTTCCCGGTGTTGCGGAGGTCTGGTTGTTGCTCGACAGCCGTGCTGGTGCTTATGCGGTTACAGTTGGGCGTAATAGCCGTATGTACTTTGACCAGCTTGGTCCCGCAATGAAACTGCGGCGGTGCCAGATGACCGTTGATGTAACCTTTCGGTCAGCCATTAGGTATGCTGAGTGGTGTAGATTCGAAGTTGAGGGCGTCATGCGAAAGTATGGCATGGACGGCCAGGATAATTTTTTGATGTCGAGGATCTACGATGAGCAAGGTTATTAAAAAGGTTGTCAAGAAGGTCGGTAAGGCGGTCGGCATTATCAAGAAAAGGCCGGTTGTTCAGCCGCCGCCAGCGCCAACGCCAGCAGCGCCAAAACCTGCGCCTAAAGATCAAATCTCCGAGGCGCAGAAGAAGCAAGAGGAACAGGTCGTAATCCAAGAGGAGAAAGCCAAGGCAGCGGAAAAGCTGGAAGTCGAGAAAGTCGTAAAGGAAGAGCGAACGAAGCGAGCGAAACGTCGAGCCAAGACTGGCGGCGGAATGCGTTTGCTGCTTTCATCGACCCGGCCAAACGCGCAGCTTGGTTTAAAAGACACTCTGGGCGGTTAAATCATGCACCTAGAAGTTAAACAGGTCTTGGCCCGGTTCGAGCGTGCCGAAGCGCGCAAGATGCAGTGGAGTAATATCCTCGAACAGTGTTATGAGTTCGCGCTGCCTCAACGAAATCTTTACGGTGGGCACTGGGAGGGTCGAGCGCCAGGTCAGTCCAAGATGGACCGCGTGTTCGATTCCACGGCGATCAATTCCACGCAGCGGTTCGCCAATCGTATCCAGGCAACCATGTTCCCGCCGTACCGCCACTGGTGCCGGTTGGTTCCGGGCGATGACATTCCCGCGGAAGTCCGGGAAAAAGTAGAGGTTGCGCTCGATCTATACAATGAACGTATGTTTGCGGTTCTGCGGCAGACGAATTTCGACCTGGCGATGTCAGAATTTCTTCTCGATCTTTGCGTTGGCACCGCCGTGATGATGGTGATGCCAGGCGATGAAACCACACCAGTGCGATTTGAAGCGGTGCCTCAATATCTGGTGAGTTTCGAAGAAGGACCGCACGGAACTATCGATAATGTCTACCGTAAGATGCGTCTCAAGGCCGAAGCAATTCAACAGCAATGGCCGGATGCAAAACTGCCTGACAAGCTACAGCAGATGGTTGACGACAAGCCGCACGAAGACGTGGATTTGCTCGAAGCGACCATCTATTCGGTTAAAGATGACTATTGGTGCTACCATGTAATAGTGCCTGATATGCGGGAGGAATTGGTTTTCCGTATGCTGGATAGTTCCATGTGGGTTATCTCCCGGTGGATGGTCTGTTCTGGGGAAATTTGGGGAAGAGGTCCGCTGTGTACGGCGCTTCCCGATATTTTGACCCTCAATGCGACCAAGCGGATGTTGTTACAAAATGCTTCATTGTCGATTGCCGGGATGTACACTGCGTCGGACGACGGTGTGCTCAATCCGCAGAACATCAATATCGAGCCCGGTGCGGTTATTCCGGTGGCTCGAAACGGTGGGCCGCAGGGTCCAAGCCTGGTGCCGTTGGCCCGTGCTGGAGACTTCAACCTGGCGCAGATCGTGATCAATGATTTGAGCATGTCCATAAAGAAAACGCTGCTCGATGATACCTTGCCGCCTGATACCATGTCTGCCCGATCTGCGACCGAGGTAGGCGCCAGGATGTCCGAGCTGGCTAATAACATGGGCGCCAGTTTCGGCAGATTAATCACCGAGGCAATGTTGCCGCTTGTGAAGCGGATCTTGCACGTCATGGAACAAGAGAATCTGATCGATATGGCGGGAATGCGTGTTGATGGTCGCACGGTCAAGGTCGTGCCGGTGTCTCCGCTTGCCAAAGCACAAAATTCTGAAGAGCTTGAAAGCGTGCTACAGTTTGCCCAGATCGCGGAGTCGTTTGGCCCGATGGGCCAGATGGCAATAAACCAGGAGCGTGCTTTGGAATTTGTTGCGGATCGGCTGGGTGTCCCGGCGAGAGTGCTGACAACTGAAGATGAGCGTGCCACGATGATGGCTCAGATGCAAGAAGCGATGGAAGGTGCTGCTGAAGCGCAGCAAGAAGAAGGAGCACCGGCCGAATGAGCTGGGATAATCTTTTACAGGCCCCTGAGTTACCAGATGACCAGCAAAAAACCGATCTCGATAAATTGTTCCTCCGGGTTTTTTCGACCCGCGACGGCAAAAAACTTTTAAGCCATCTGCGCCAGATCACTATTGAGCAACCGACCTGGTTTCCTGGTGAAGATCCTTCTCATGGTTTTGCACGAGAGGGACAGAACAGTATGATCCGCGATATCGAACGGCGGATAACGAGAGCAAGGAGTGAAAAATGAGCGATGTTGACGCGACTGCAACAGACGAAGAAAGTAAACCGCTAATCAATGTTGAACCTCAAAAATCCGACGCACCGGCTGGCGAAACTGATGGCGTCCCTGTCATGGTGGATGACGACGACGATGGCATCACGACTGATCCGCCTGTGGCTGTGGCTGAAAGGCCGGAAAATATTCCAGAGAATTTCTGGAACCCTGAGAGCGGTGAAGTCGAGACTGACAAGCTGGCTAAGGCATATACAGACTTGCGTGCGAAAATGGATAGCGGTAAGCACAAGGCGCCTAAGGATGGCAAGTATGATTTTAGTGCATACCCCGATCTGGCTGGTGAAGAAGATGACGAATTGCTTGGGTCGTTTTCGGAAATCCTGAAAGATGAAAGTATCAGTCAGGATGGTGCTGACAAGCTGTTGACGTTATGGCAAGAAACTAATGGGATGATCAGCGAAGAAGCTGACAAGACTATCGCGGAACAAAAGGAATTGCTTGGCCGTAACGGTGACAAAATTATTGAAAGCACCGAGAACTGGTTGGTGAAGCTAAATTCATCCGGCGTGATTAGTGATGTCGAGCTTGAGGCTGTCGCGAACAGTACAAATGATGCGCGTGTCGTGACCGCTCTTAACAAGATTCGCAGAAGCTACAACGAGATGGACGTGCCGAGCGTCGAAGCGTCAATCGCGACTGGCGCAATCGATCCCCTGGAACTGCAATCGATGATGTCAGATCCGCGGTATGGCAATGATATAGCTTATACCAAATCCGTCGAGAATAAGTGGTACGAGCTACACGGTGAAGGTAAGCCAAATTAAAAAACGGTTACACCACAATGCTCATTATTTTGGTATGGCAGAAACATGCCGACAACCATTCGTGGCCGGTGTGATGAATTTCTGTCGGCCCTAGCGGACAACCGACGCTAACAGCAACAATTTTTGAAAGGTGAAAAATCATGGCACTATCCGTGTCAACAGCCTTCACCACGTTGTTCGACGCCGAGGTCAAGCAGGCTTATCAGGCCCAACGCAAACTGGCCGGGCTCATTCGAGAACGTGACGCGCAAGGCGCAACTACCGTGAAATTCCCGAAATTAGGGAAGGGCGCGGCTACTATTCGGACTCCCCAAAGTGACGTTGTGCCAATTAATGCAACCTATTCGCAAGCAACTGCGAGTATGGTGGATTGGATTGCATCAGAGTATTCGGATATTTTCAATCAATCGCATGTCAACTTCAACGATCGGCAAGAGCTGGTTCAGATGGTTGGCGGCGCGATTGGTCGGAGAATGGATCAGGTCGTAATTGATGCCCTCGACGCGGCAACACCGGCAACGGTAGCCAACTCAATCGGCGGATCAAATACGGACTTAAATGTGGCGAAAATTCGCGAGGCGGCAAAAAAGCTCAATGCCAACAACGTCCCCGCGGACAATCG